AGTTTCTATAACAACATAATATTATGGCTATACAAAAACTATTTCCCGCAGATTTATTTGGTCAAGGAACATTAAACTCAATTGAACTTGGTGGTGGTGGTGAAACTATTACTGTAGTAGAACCAACAAATCAATATTCATATTTCTTTCAAGAAAATACTGTACAGGCAGATTGGAACTCAGTAGTTACAGCTGCTTCTTCTCCAAATGTAGATACTGTTGCTGCATTATTAGCTTCTTTTAGAACTGGTAGAGGGGCTAATACATATATTAATGCTAGAATAATGGGTGAATTTAACTTATCTGGTATCCCAGGGACTATTTTATCTATTACAGCGACTTTAACTACTGTGGGTTCAATTTTCAATGCTATTGATGTGAACTTATATGATGCAGGTACAACTACATTAACAGGTGCAGGTGGAGAATATTCATATTATAGAGATGAAGGTGAAATAAAATTTTCAGATACAACAAAATCACTTTTTTTAAATTCAAATTATGATTTTACTCTAAACTCATCAGCTTTAACTGTTGCTAATACTAAACCATCATCATTTGTAATAGCTGCAATCAATTCTTTTGATTTTAATTCTACGGCACCTACCCCTATAGATGTATATTATGGTGTATATATTGGTGCTATAACCTTGAGTGTAACACATACTTAACAATGAAAGATAAAATATTAAGTTTTGATGATACACAACTTACATTTCCATCTAAAATAGGAGATGGTTTAGAATATGTTATGATGGATTGGGAAACTCCATTAATGGAAGCTCATTCAAAACTCGTATGTCATAATAAAGGTGATGTTTTAGAGTTTGGTTTTGGAATGGGAATATCCGCTACATTCATCCAATCCCATAAACCAAAATCACATACTATAATTGAAATACATCCTCAAGTTGCTCAAAAAGCCAGAGAGTGGGCTCAAGATAAAACAGGAGTAAAAATAATTGAGGGAGATTGGTATGAGTGTTTAGATCAACTAGGGAAATATGATGGGATATTTTTTGACACCTATGGTGATCCAAATTATTTAAAGTTTGGAGAGGTTGTTAAGAGTTTAACTAAACCTGGTTCTTATGTTACTTGGTGGAATGCAATACCACAAGAAAAAAATGTTTATGGGATTGAGGGAGTTGTCTACACAAAATATGAAGTTGATCCACCTCAAAACAACTATTTTAACCATAAAGAATATTATCTTCCTTTAAAAATATATTAGTTTGTTTCTTGCTGTTTAGATATTTATATTAAAAAAGACCCATATGGCAACACCAAGAAACAAATATTCCATGCAAGTGCGTATACGATACACCGGCCGCCTTGTGGATGTTTTAGATCGCATACGAGCTATACGAATGGTTTTAATGGTTCACATTGAACGAGATCTAGGAGATGATAAAGAACTAGTTACATTGAAAATAATGACTCCATATCCAGCAAGACAATCTTTTTTTGCTGTGCGCAAACTGTGCTTAGGTAAAATTGAAACTCTTAAAGATATGCAGTTTTTAGAAACAACTCTCACAAAATTAACATAATTATGGCCGCAACAAACAAGCAAAAAACACCGCCCAAGAACCCTATCCGTTTCTCAATAACACTTTCAGATGAACAACGAGAGGCAAAGGGTAAAATACTAGAAGCACCATTCAATTTCATAATGGGTAGAGCTGGTTCTGGTAAAACATTGTTAGCAGTACAATGCGCATTAGATCAGTATTTTAAACGGCAAATCAACAAGATAGTGATAACACGTCCTACCGTTTCGACAGAAGATAACGGATTCTTACCAGGTTCATTAGCAGAGAAAATGGAAGAATGGTTGGTACCAATCCGCAGCAATATGAGAAAGGTTTATAATAAACCAGACATATTAGAAAAAATGGAAAAGGAAGAAAACATTGAATTGGTTTCTTTATCTCATTTCCGCGGAAGAACATTTGATGAGGCAATTTGCATTGTAGATGAATTTCAAAATCTAACCAAACAGCAACTTCATATGGTATTATCCAGATTAGGAAAAGGTAGCACCATGATATTGTGTGGGGATAAACATCAAATTGATTTGAAATATAAAAACGATTCAGCGGTTCATGATGTACCAAAAATCAAAGATTCTAAATACGTTAATGAAATAATTCTTAAAGATAATCATCGTCATGAATCATTAGATGAGATTTTGAAGCTACTAACTGAATCTTATTGATATTTATATTAAAAAAGGATTCAAATGGATTATTCAGAAAATAAACCGATCTGGCCAGGGTCATCGTCGTTTAGCCCAGGAGATACTCCGTTTGGTTTTTTTGATGCAGATCCGTTATTCCAATCACAAGCAGATAGCTTTGCTAATTATGCTGCACAACATTTAGGTTATCCTATAATGGATGTGGAACTGCAGGATATTAATTTTTATACTGCATTTGAATCTGCTGTGATAGAATATTCAAATCACATCAATCAAATTAATATCACAAACAACTTGATGAACACGTTGGGAGTACCAACTGGTTCTCAGTATTTAAATGGAGGAAGTCTTACCGGCCAATTGGTAGGTACTTCATTGAGTTATATTACCAAACTATCAAAAGCATATGGTACTGAAGCTGACTCTGGAGGAAATGTAGAATGGCATACTGCATCGATAGACATTGTGGCAGGCAAGCAAACATATTCAATCAGAGAAGCTGTAGAAAACTCATTAGGAATAACTTTATCAAACACAAGCTCAATTGAAATACGCAAAGTGCTTCATAACACACCTCCTGCTATTGTTCGATACTTTGATCCATATGTAGGAACGGGGTTAGGTTCACAGCAATTACTAGATGCATTTGATTTTGGAGGATTTTCTCCTAGTGTGAATTTCATGATGATGCCGATTCACGCAGACTTGCTCAGAATACAAGCAATTGAATTCAATGACCGAGTTAGAAAATCTCATTTTTCTTTTGAGATACATGGAGATAATATAAAATTGTATCCAACTCCAGGAACACAAGGAACACAGGCAGTTCCATACTATGACAAGGTTTGGTTCGAATTTATATATGAAGAAGAAAAGGCAAAGGATGCCCTTTTATTTGGTAATAGCGCACTTATAACAGGTGCGGTAAGTGACGCATCTAATATACCATATACTTATCAAACATACAGTACAATTAATGATATGGGGCGTTCTTGGATATTTAAATACGGATCCGCGGTAGCAAAAGAAATGTTAGGCTATGTTCGTGGTAAATATTCCACAATACCAATACCAAATTCAGAAGTAACACTTAACGCATCGGACTTATTAAGTGCTGCTCAATCTGAAAAAACTGCTTTAGTTGAAGAATTAAAAACATTCTTAGGAGAAATGACCAAAGAAAAAATGTTAGCAAGACAACAAGCAGAAAATGATGCGATGAACGAAATTTTAAGCAAGATTCCGTTGAAAATTTATATAGGATAATGAAATGGCTTTATTTGGTGGAATGCGTGATGCAAAGTTTTTGGCTTCGATAAACTCGGAGCTCTTAAATTCTGTTGTCGACACTGAAATAGAGCTTTTCAAAATGCACATAGAACAAAGTGATTCCAATCTATACGGCGAATCAGAAAATAAATCTTATTATGATTCAATTTTAATTCCTTGCTTAATTACCAAAGAAAATAAAAATGCATCACAAGATGATTACGGTCATACCTATACCAGAACCGCGCAATTTGCTATTTCAAGAGATATTCTAGTTAAAGCCGATATTTATCCGGAAGTGGGAGATATCATTTTCTGGGACAATGAATACTATGAACTAGACAATGTGGATGCAAATCAGTACTTTGTAGGAAAGAATCCAGAAACATGGCCAAATGGTAGCAATCACGGATACAGTGTTTCTATTGTGGTTGATTCTCATGCAACTCGACAAGTACCATTAGGTATTCGGGATTTGAGATATGGTAGCGATGGACGCAAAGATGCATATAAAGGATTTTAATGGCAAGATATAACAAACAAAATATCGATCGCAAAACAAATAAACCTAATCCGAAACGAACGGAAGGTATCACTGATGATCGCATATTGAATCGAGCAGAACAGACTCGGCGAGATGATGATGTCATTAGAACTCCTAAAAGAACTATATACGATATTGATTATGCAATTAAATGGTATATTGACAATGAAATACAACCTCAGATCAAACATCGCAAAGAACTAGTAAATGTTCCAGTGATTTTTGCTAACGGAGAAAAATGGGACAATGTTCAGAGATTAGGATACATACGAGATGAAAAGGGCATGTTGCAATCTCCGCTAATCATGATTAAAAGAAACAGTGTAGCAGAGCGAGATGATTTAAAAAATCTGGATGTTAACAGAACTCAGGCAGGAAGCAAGATAATATATAAGAATCAATACAATTCCAGAAATCGTTATATTGATTCATTGTTTCCGATTCCTAAAAATGAACCACAGCCATCACAAGAAATATTTTTAATTGATATACCAAAATACGTGACGATTTCATATGATTTATTGATGTGGTGTGATTTTACCACACAAATCAATGACTTGGTTGATCAAATACTTCCGTATAACCGATTTGCATGGGGAAATCAAGCAAACAGTTTTTCCACATACATGGATCAGGTCAGCTTCGAAACAGTTAATACAGTTGGAGAAGATCGTTTAGTTAGAGCAACCCTTCCTATCAATGTGCATGGTACATTGTTGTCTGGACAAGAAGCTAGACAGTCAACCATACAAAAAATGTATTCGGTTAAAAAAGTTAGATTCGATACGGTTATTGATGTTGGGTCTGGATTATTTGAATCCACACAAGTTCCTGCAAAATTATTAGCAGTATCTCAACAAATATTTTCCGGAGGTACTGTTATTGCTACAGGAGGTGGCTCAACGACTACTATCGATCCTAGCACTATGGCATATCTAGTTAACCTAACAGACCAACAAGCTACGGTAACTAATTCTACTACGGTAACAGTGAACACTGCAGCTGCAATCAATCCATCGACATTGGGATTTGCTAGCAAGAATGAATTTGATGTTTATATCAATGGACAGTATATAGACAAACAAATATACACATGGACACCATCGGATACATTGCCAAATACTATTACATTTGATACTAATGCATTGGGATTCACATTAAACGCCGGAATGGTTGTGATTATTAACGGGAGATGGGCATAATGAGAAGATTTGACGTAAATCAATTACCAACCGGCTCATATTCTATATCTGGATCATTTTCTGGATCATTTCTTGGAGATGGTAGTGAATTAACAGGAATAATAGCTACATCTGCATCTTTTTCAACTACTGCTTCATACGTTAATCCATTACGACAAACGGTAGAATTAACAGGTTCATTAAATATAACAGGTTCAACATTACAAGTAGGAAACAATACCTTACTAGGAAACACCACTTTATCAGGCAGCATTATAATCTCTGGTTCTTCGGGTACTTCTAACCCTACGGTTAGAATATATGGCGATACTACACATAATGGATATATTCGATTCGATCCTGTAACTACAAACATCAATACTTCAATATCTGCCTCTTATATTTATGTTTCTGGTTCAACTAATGACTTATATTTTGCACAAAACGGATCGGGATACGGCAACGTAACGCGTTTACGTTGGTTAGAAGGTAATTTATATACTGGGTTATTAAATGGAGGTTTAATTACTGCTACTAATGGAACTACAGTATATAACATTAGTTCAGGTAGTGGTATTATAGTAGATTTAAATGCATCTTTAATAGATAACCCATACCCAACTATAGAGTATGTTAATTGGGGGAACATAACAAATATTCCAATAACATTAACCGGTTCATACGATCAAACTTTTGTTGGAATTGGAACCGGTGGAAATGTTGTTACCCAAGGCACTCCATTTTATGATGGTCAAATTGATACGCAAATTCCAATTGGTATTGTGTTACATCAAAACCATTTAAATATTAATGGTGTTAAAACTCAACCAAGTGTAGCATATGGATGGAAACAAAGATCAAATGTTTTTATGTCTGCGTTTGGACCTTTAAAATTATCTGGCCTT